CAGCGGTTGACGGTTTCCAGACTTTTGCCGCAGCAGGAGTGTCTAACGGAGAAACTGTTAGGTACTGTATAGAAGACGGCACAACTAACTTTGAGCTAGGTTCAGGTGTTTTTACAGCTTCAGGGACGACTCTCACCAGGGTTGTCTCTGAAAGTAGCAACAGTAATAACGCTATAAGTCTTACTGGAAGTGCTATTGTATTTATCACAGCGATAGCAGCAGATCTACAGCCTACAACTTTTACGACTACGGTTTTTACAGCAACAGCTAATCAAACAGCGTTTACCGTTTCGTATACCGTTGGCTTTGCCGAAGTATTTTTAAACGGATCTAAACTTTCAGCAGCAGATTTTACGGCTACAAATGGGACTTCAATAGTCCTTGCTTCTGGCGCAGCCGTTGGAGATACCGTTGATGTTGTTGCATATGCAACACAGACGATAGCTGATGTTTATACACAATCCCAAGCAGATGCACGATACCTACAGCTTACAGGCGGAACGTTATCAGGAGATCTTACTGGTACAACAAGTACGTTTAGTGGTGATGTAACGATTTCCGACAAGATTGTGCACAGTGGCGATACAAACACAGCGATACGTTTCCCTGCGGTTGATACGTTTACTGTAGAGACAGACGGTTCTGAGCGACTCCGCATCGACTCATCAGGTCGATTGCTACATGGTAAGACCTCAACCGCTTTCTCTGTAGCAGGGCATAGGTTAGACGCTGATGGTAATGTAGAGCATATCAGAGATGGCAACCCACCGTTAAATCTTAACCGAAAAAGTAGCGATGGCGACATTGCGGTATTTTACAAAGACGGCACTGTAGTAGGTGGCATCAGTACATGGAATGATCATATAGGTCTTTTCCAAGGAAACACTAGAATTGAATTAGACGATGGTAATGACGCTGCTTTCTTTACCAACAACACTACTGGAGCAGTTAGAGACGGCACAACAGACTTAGGTAAATCCAATGCACGTATTAAAGACGCTTATTTTTCAGCTAATGTATATGCAAATGCTCTAGTTCACGATGGTGATACTAATACCAAAATAGAATTTCCTGCGGTAGATGAGATAGAATTTCATACAAATGGAGCCGCAAGATTACTTTTAAGTACCAGTAGAACTACAGTAAACAATACGCTTGATATTGAGGAAGTAATCGAAAAAGTAACAGCTCAAACTTCTACAACTGGCACGATAAACTTTGATCTATCAGATCAAGCGATTGAAAACTACACGGTAAACCAAACGGCAAACCGAACAATTAACTTTCGTGCAGACAGTGGTACAGCTTTAAACAGTAAAATGTCTACAGGGCAGTCTATGACTGCTGCTATATTAATGCAGCAAGGCTCTACAGCTTACTACCTCAACGCTTATCAAGTAGATGGATCATCAGTCACACCTAAGTGGCAAGGTGGATCAGCACCCACAGGCGGTAATGCAAGCAGTATAGATAGCTATACATTCACGATTATTAAGACAGCAGATGCTACATTTACAGTGTTAGCTTCTCAGACAAAATTTGCGTAAGGAATATTAATGCCTTTACTTTCAACATTCGGTGCAGCTTCAGCCAAAGGGTTTGGGTTAGGCGGTGCAGTTGTTGCTGAACCAGGGCAAAATGCCTATACTTCGGGATCTTTTACTTGGACTTGCCCCGCAGGAGTGACTAGCGTTTCTATTGTACTTATAGGGGCAGGCGGTAATGGAGGAGGTTACTACGGTGGTGCAGGCGGTGGCGGCGGTCTGACCTATGGTAATAACATAGCTGTCTCACCTGGAACTGATTACACAGTTGTTGTGGGTAGTGGCGGCAATAGCAGTTATTTTATTAATTCAAGTACCTTGAGAGCAAATGGAGGTAACGTTGGAAATAGTGGGGGTAACAGTGCAGGTGGCAGCGGAGGCGCAGGTGGTGCAGGAGATATAGGATCAGCCAAAAGCGGTGGCGGTTCTGGAGGTGCAGGTGGTAACAACGCAGGTTCTGGAGGTGCAGGAGGCGGCGGTGCAGGCGGATATACTGGAGCAGGTGGCGCAGGCGGTGCTTATAATGCAGCAGGTTCTAATGGTTCTGGAGGAGGTGCAGGTGGCGGCTCTGGAACTTATCACTATGCAAAAGGTGGCGGCGGTGGCGGCGGCGTTGGAGCATTAGGGTCAGGTTCTAACGGTTCTGGTGCAGCTTTAAATGGCGGCGGCGGTAATCAGGGTCTTGGCGGCGGCGGCGGATCTAGTGGAAGCAACGGTTCTGATGGCGGTGGTTCTTCGTATGGCGCAGGTGGCGGAGGTGGTAACTATGGCGGCGGCGGCGGAGGTGGTGGTTTAAGTCGCCCAGGCGGCACTGGTGCAGGTGGATATTTAAGAATTATTTGGCCTGGTGATGAAAGACAGTTTCCATCTACAAGAACAGCGGATGAATAGAAAGGTTAAGAAATGACTAGAGCAAGAGACTTAGGAGACTTCATAGCAGATGGCGCTGCGGCGGAGCTTGTCGTAGATACAACCACGCTTGTAGTTGATAGCACCAACAATCGAGTCGGTATAGGAACCGCGAGTCCTAGTCAGGCTTTAGATGTTGTAGGCAACGCTACAATCACAACTGCTGATAACACTACACAGCTTACCCTTGTGTCTACTGATGCTGATGCTAATAGTGGTCCAATTTTAATCTTTTCAAGAGACTCTGGCAGTCCTGCTGACAATGACGCAGGTGGTACAATAAATTTTCAATTTGATGACGATGCAGGAAATCCTACAAGAACAGCAGCTATTTTTACAACATTAGTAGATGCTTCAAATGGTTCAGAAGATGGTAAGATTCATATTGAAACTATGATTGGAGGAGCAGAAGCTGAACGATTTGGTATAGGACCAACTGAAGTTGTTATTAATGAAGCAAGTGTAGACCTAGACTTCCGTGTTGAAGGCAATGGCAATGCTAACATGCTATTCGTTGATGCAGGAAATGATCGTATAGGCATTGGAACAGGCGCACCTTCAATGATTCTAGATGTAGATGGATCAAGCGGTGGTAATGACGTAGCCCGATTTAGTGGGCCTAATTCTGGTGGTTTAACATTCCGTAACGCCACTTCCAATGAGTTTATTTTGCACACTGCAACGTCAGATGCTTTGATATTTGGAACTAATGGTAACAATGAACGTTTCCGTATCGGTACATCTGGTCAGTTAGGCATAGGCGGTGCAACCTACGGTACATCAGGACAGGTTTTAACATCTGGTGGAGCTAGTGCGGCACCTACTTGGGCTGATGCAGGGGGTGGTGCTTATGAAGTTGTAAGTACAAGTACAATTTCGGGAACAACAAGTGGTGTTACTTTTAGTAGTGTTGCTGAAGGAAATTACAAAATTATTGTAAGTGATTTAGTAACAAGCACAGACACACAATTAAAAATGCAGTTGTACGATAGTTCAAATAATCAACAAAATATTGGTCAAAACGGACAGTTTGCAATTTGGGATGGTTATTGGAATACAAGACAAAATCAAGTTAGTGCAAACAATGTAACATTTAATTATGGTATAGATCATATTCCAACTTGGGGAACATTAAGCTGCATTATTGATATATTTAATATAAATGATTCAGCAGTTACTGGTAACAATAATTTTCAAAGAGTATACGGTTTTTATAAACTAATAGGACATAATGGCGGCAGTCATGATAATGGTTTTGTAGTTTATGGTGGTTTTGGTGTTGATGATGATAAAGCTGTAAATAAAATAACAATTGATACTACTGGTGGAACACAAAGTAGCGGCAAAATACAGTTATTAAAAATAGCATAAGGGCAATAAAATGAAACACATAGTTAATGGTATATATGTTGATTTAACCGCCGAAGAGGTTGCACAAAGAGAAGAAGATGAAGCTGCATGGGTTGATGGTGCTAACGATAGACTAGCAGCCACACACAGAGACACTCGCAACGACTTACTCGCAGCAAGCGATTGGACACAAGCTAACGACAGTCCACTAACAGATGAGGCTAAAGCTTCTTGGGTTACATACAGGACTGCGCTGCGTAACTTACCAAATCACAGCAACTGGCCTAACCTAGAAGATAGTGATTGGCCTACGAAACCATCTTAGGGAGAAAAAGATGACAGATAAAACAAACATTGTTTCTATAAACGGAACAGACCATGATATAGATACTTTTAGTGATGAACAAAAAGGTATAATCAATCAACTTCGTTTGTGCCAAACTAAGATAGCACAGATAAAATCGGAGCTAAACATTGTAGAGGTATCTCAGCAAGCCTACACAGATGCTTTGATACAGTCTGTTGAGGCAAGTAAAGATAAAAAAGAAGCCTCTTAACTCAGGAGTAGCCTAAATGTTTTTTGGCGCAACATCCATAGCTCAAGTGCCGATAGGTGATGATGCGTCCGTTACTCGTATTCTTGTTACTGGCGTTGCAGCAACAGGTACATTAGGCACAATATCCCTTGTTACAGACAACAACCTTAATGCTACAGGACTAGCAGGTACAGGTGCAGTTGGATCAGTAGCCGTTGGTGTTGGTGGTGGTATTGCGATTCCAGTAGGCAGCTTGACAGCCACTGGTTCTACGAGTGACGTAACAGCAGTTACAAATGTTATAGTAAGTCTAACAGGTCTAGCAGCGACTGGAGGAGTTACAGTTCCAACCATTACAGGTACGGCGCTAGTAAATCTCCCGACGATCTCTGCTTTGGCATCTGCACTTGGTACAGTTGGCGTTGTTATTAATGTACAGCCAACAATCACAGGGCTTGAGGCTAGTGCAAATATACATCAAGTTACCGTAATCGGTGATGCGATTGTGCCTGAAACAGGTCTAGCTGCCACTGCAAGTGTTGGTGGAGTAACACAAAGAACAACAGCCATTATACCTGCTGCATCTCTTGCTGCCACGAGTGGCGTTGGAACGGTTACAGTCACAGGCGGATCTTCTG